GTGCTGTAGTCTTTGAAGTCAGTCGCGTAGACCCACTCATATCCACCGCTTTCCCAAGAAACTGTTGTGTCTTCCAGTGTGGGTTTGCCCAAACCGTATTCTGCCGCCAGTTCCTCCAACGCCTTGGCAAGATTTTTTGCTGCCGCTTTCGGCGTTTTATACTTGGAAATATCGAAGTTAATCGCAGTGCCAACAGGATTGTCGCCAAACTCATAATCCGCATACATTGTTTTAGCCATTTTCTCTCTCCTTCTGTTTTTGAAATCAATCTCTTACATACGCATAATATCAAAGGGTGTCGTTGTATGCAAGTATGTAAACAGTTAGTTTACGTTTTTATTAGAATAATTAGTTATTAAAAAACAATTCATAGTGCAAAGCGCGTTAGCACTGTAAAGTTTTCAAACGTCAAAACAATCGCTGACTTTTTCCCAATCAATGTCGTTAAGCTCTCCATCACCTAAGTAGAGATGCTTGATAACATGAGCTTCGCCATCAATGATAACTGCAACTTTGTCAGTGAAGGATACGTTGGGAAACTTCACATTCCATTCATTTTCCATCTTAATACTCCCAGATTCCGTATGTTACGATTAGCCAATTAACAACGTCTTTTCTTGTCTTGCCGCTGTATTGAATTTCTCCTTCTACTTCTCCCCTAGCGACCCAGTAGGAACCTTGTTTTTTAATACAACTTCGCCCACAATTATGTTCAACGAAGTATTCGCACCCCCAGTTGTATTTATATACTTTGCCAAGTATCCATTTTCCAGTAGTGTCATAATTTGCTTCCGCTGTTTTTTTGCTACTCTGCATCGTAATTCTCTCCTTACCTACTGAAAAATCCCCAATACTCCGTTGGCAGGCCGTTTTTCAACCTATATTCATATTCCCACTCTTCAGCCTCCACCATGCTTCCATCACACTGCCACCAATTATCATAGATCCGTTCAGCACGTTCTTTGGCTTCACGCAAAGTTGCGAAATACTCGTGTTTCTCTGGATAAGAGGTTTCAAACAAATCCCACACAACCTTGCCATTTTCATTGGTGATTTTCTCAACGTCAAAACCGCAGAACTCGTAATGACCAGCTTGAAGTTTATTTAGTTTGTGCATCCTCTCTCTCCTTCTGTTTTCCAAATCAATCTCTTACATATGCATAGTATCAAAGGATGTCGATGTATGCAAGTGTGCAAACAGTTTATTTGCATTTTTATTAGAACAATTAGTTATTAAAGAGGTATTTATAGTCCAAAGTATTCTTATACAAATGTATACAACGACACCCCAATTTAGTATTATATCTATGTAGGGAGTTGATTGGAGAGAGAGAAGATGGTTGCAAAGGTTGAGACAGTTGTTGAAAGGGGGCTGGGAACTCCAGTTGGTGCGGAAGATTGGATAGTGTGGACAGTGGTTGCGGTTGGCTTGATGACCGCTTTGATGGTTTTGATTTAAAGGAGAAGGGTGATGATTGATGAAGCAGACATCTGGGAGGCGGCAGGCAAGAATGCAAAGTACATTTCTGCGATTGATTACTCTGGAGAATCAGGAGAGTACGGCGACTATCTCGTTTATTTGAAAAACGGTTGGGAAGTCTACCTTTACAACACTGGGGTGATCGGGGTCAGCGAAAGCGGTGAAGATATTGATTCTTTTGAATACATGATGACCAACGTGGTCAAGGAGGTGAAGTGATGGTTAGTGAAGAGTGGGTGAAAAAGACTTTGGGCGCAAAAAGGATGGCGAAAGTCGATGAAATCTGGATCGATTCAGAGCTACTGACGGTTCACCTTAAGTATCCTTGGGTTGATTACAACGCTTGCTCAAGCATTTACATAGAGTTTGCGTGTTCGGTTATGGGGAACACCAAAGCTAAAATTGCAAAACAATTGAAAGAAGATATGGACACTGTAGCCGAGGAGGAAGAGTGATGAAATGCATGACTGAAGAAATGAAGAAAATGGAATCGTTCTACGACTATTGTTGGGATTTCTACGGAGTGGGCGGCATTTATGATATGGGAGCAACCAAAGATGAAATCGTGAATGCCACCACTCTGAGGTTGCTGGGTTTGACAGAAAGGACAAAAGTTCCTTTTGACGGCGACACGGTAGATAGGGAGCTAGTATGGGACATTATGCTAGAGTTGAGGGAGGAGGGAGAGATCAACGCTTCTTAGCCGCCATCTCCTCGATATAGTCAAGATACGAGGTTTTGTATTTTGCCTCCCACCACTCACGCCAAGTCTTGTTTGTGCGCTGGTAGGGAACTGGTTTATTTTGCTTGAAGTAAATGTATCGAGCGGCGTAATACTTTATCTCATCCGCCCACTTCTCCTCCTGTTCATCAGTAGAGTTCATCAACGCCAAACTCTACCACGCCAGAATTGTTGAAAGGGCGATAATCATTGTTCTCCTGACACTTCAAACCAAGGGACAATGCTTGCTCATTCTTTGCATTGCCGTAAACGATGGCTTCATCGCTCAACGTGTAAACGGCGTGAGGATAAGGATGCGCTTTCTCAACTGCGAGAAAATAAAACTTTTCGGTTGGCAAACCAACGGAGCGGCAACCGTTGAGGTAGTAAGCGGCCTGTTGGAAATACAGGAAGTTGTTGATAGCTGAACGAAAACCGCGAGGCGAAGCATCACGGCAAGTCTTGAGATCCCATATGTCTGTGCCAGTATGCCAGTCAAGTTTGCCCTTACATGGATGACCATGCCACTCCCAACAAAGCGTCAACTCACATCGATGGTGTGGCTCTGGAATGAACTCAGCCATCGCTTCACGGCGCTCCATGCACACATCAAACAAATCTTGCTTAACTGGTGTTCTGCCGTTCAAACCAGACAGAAAATCCTCGTATTCGGCTTTGCCAATCTTGGTTCTTCGATCAAGGGGCGGCTCAATAACATACTCCTCATCAAACTTGTCAAGCTCAAGGAAGACAGAGTGTTGCAGTCTGCCCTCGATCAAGGCTGGTGAAGTGGTTACCTGATGCTTATTCTTCCAAGTGAATGGACACTTTGCAATCGAAGTAAGATCATGTGATCGCCACGCAGGGATCGAATCGTAAGTTTCGTAATCCAAGTTTTCGTAAATGCCTGTTTTGAATTCCAATCTAACCTCCAATAAATTCGTGTGAGTAGCTAAACACTTTACGTGGTTCCCATTCGATGTTTTTATTCCCTCCAAAATCGCCTCTGACGCGCATATTTTTAGAAGTAGCTTTCCATTTATTCGATGCGTTCCGATAAGCTCCCATGCGAGGGTGAGTCGTTTTGCTAAAATATCTTTTACCCTCGCTGACATAAATTTGACCGATTGCGTCACTCAATCTGACCCCGATTCCAAGACCTTGATAATCTGGAAAGACAACTGTTCTGTGACCTCTGAAAGCGTTTTTCAACGTGCCGCTTGGCATGGCAATCACAGAGGTAAAGGCAACTGGTGTTCCGTCCCAACTGCACATCCAGTGCTTTGCACTTTTATTGAGGTTTGCTGACAAATAGTGATGCTTGCTGAAGATTGACCACGCAAGCGCCGAACATGGTACAACTTCCAATTCAATTTTGGCACGCCAAAGTGACCCCCTTGAAAGGTATTTTTGAGTCAAAGTGTCAAAAACCCAATCTGGTTCCAGCCACTCGATGATGTCGTAATGACAAGACGCAAAAACCATTGAATGAATGTCGTTACTCTTAATGTATCTTGACACGGCACGAGAGCACGACTTGGCAACTGATCTGTCCACAACGCTGGTAAATTCATCCACAACCGCTTCATTATTTAATTTTCTAGCGAGGTTAGCTCTATATTGCTCACCTGTTGAAAGTATGTGATACGGCCTAAACCACGCTGGGACCGAGTTGAGGCCAACACCGCTCAACCTGTCTTGAGCGTCTTGTGCGTTAACAAAGTGAGATGCTATAGCTTTGCTCTCAGACCAAACTGGCGTTTTTTCTTCGTTAAATAGTTTCAACATGGTGGATTTACCACTGCCAGATGGACCAACAATCAAACCAATTTGAAAATCTTTCGGCAACTCTTCCAAAGTAGGCACGCACGTTTCAGAAACCCCAGAAAATTCAAAATCAAAGTTTTGAGAAAGCTCCTCCAGAATTTCGTCTTTTTCTATTGGATTTGATTTAAGAACAATCTGCGCCATGCCTTATTCCAACTCCTCAATTAGTCGTTTCGTGTACCACATCATTTTTTGTAAATCCTCCACAGGCTGGCCCTTTTTATCCCAGCGAGATCCATATTTGATGATGTTGCCGTGTAAATAGCCAACAAATTTTGCTTGACCCAGCGAAGCCTTAATGCTTTCAATGGTTTCGGGTCCACCGTGCTGGTTGTAATGCTTGGGTGAATTTACTTTGTCCCATTCTTCAGGTGTTGCATCATCGATGCTCATTGCGAATCCTCTCGTTTATCTGATCAACCACATCAAGGATTTTCCAACCCATATCCTGATGCTTCAAATCACGCGCTAGGTAATGCAGCATTTCAAGCGCATCCGCCAGATCAGAGGCAGATGCGTTCTCAATGTCGGCATCCAAATAGCCGTCTTTATGAATGTGTATTTTGAGCATAAAATCTAAAAAGGAATATCATCGTCTATGAAGTCCCCCTCAACTGCCTCTTTTTGCTTTGGAGCAGCAGTCAACTTAGCCATTTCAGCCAAACCATCTTTAACTTTGCTAGATTGTTCAACTGCTTTCATCTCAAACGATTCATTGATTTTTTCTTGAAGAAAGTTTGGAAAGTCAGCAAAAATATCGCACATTTCTTTGCTCTTCGCTGTGCTTTCGCCGTTCCACTCTTTGACATATTCCTCAAGCTCAAAAAGTTCGCACTCATTGTGAGTTGGGGTTTTCTTTGCACCGCCATCAGGTTTGAAGACTGACAAGACTTTCATGTTGCCACCACTGGTATGAATTATTTCAAGATCGCAAGACACACCCAGAATATTAGCGATGTCGAAACCGCCTAATTCTTCTTCAGTGAAACTGCGGCCTCGCCATGACTTCAAGTCTTTGTGCAAGTTGGAATTCTCATTTAAAGACATGGTATATTCTTTGCCAACAGAGAAAGGGCGACCATCTTCCATTTTGGGGTGCATTATCTCCCACCAAATGTATATCCTCCGCTGTTTTCTTGGCGGATCGTTTTCAAAAGTCGTTTCTCTGGTTCCAAGATCAGCAATTTTGTAACAGATTGCCTTATAGTTGTCTGGTGGTAAGACTTCTCGATCTCCGCCACCGCTTGAACTTAGTAATAGTGCCATAAATATTTTCCTTGAAGTTGTATAAATTTATGTGGTAGTGTACACATTCTCATAAAGGAACTCAAGATGTCGTTAAAAATAAAAAGACCGAACATCAAAAACTTCGACACACCGCTCTCAGGAAACTATCGGGAGGAGTTCCAGAGCTTCTTGGCTCAGAACGGCATGGAGGTCGATCCAAACAAAGGTCTGATAGTTGATGGGAGCATCGGCAGGGCTTACATGGATGTAGATGGCAAGCGCAAACTGGTTGGCTGGTATCAACTCTGGTTGGATCAAAGCCTGCCCTTTGGACAAGCTGGCGACTATAGAATCGATCATAAAAAGCCTACGGCTGTTTGGAAACCGCAAAATAAAGGGAGCCGAACGATTACCGATGAGCAGCGTGAAGAGATCAGGCAGTTGAAAGAACAGGCTGAAATCGAAAAAGCTGAGAAGCACACACGAGCAGCAAAGCGTGCCCAAAATATCTGGAGCAAAGCTGAAGAGATTCAAATTCATCCCTACTTAAAAAAGAAGGGGGTAGAAAACCACGGACTCAAGGTGGGAGACAATAATCAACTCTTGGTTCCCATGCAAGATGAAGACTTGCAAGTGGTTGGGTTGCAGTTCATTGATGAGGATGGCGGCAAGAAATTCCTTACAGGTAGTAAAAAGAAAGGCAGTTTCTTCATCATTGGTAAGGACGTTCTTAAACAAAACACAAAGATTATCAACTACGCAGAAGGCTACGCAACTGGCGCAAGTTATTTTGAGGATCTTAACCAGCCAGTGATTGTCGCATTTGATGCGTTCAATCTCTCGCCTGTTGCAGAGGTCATTGTCAAATTTTTTCCACAGGCAAAGCACGTTTTCATCGCTGACTTTGACGAGAGTCAGACAGGGGAGAAAGAGGCAATTAAAGCAGCGCAGATCATCAAAGACGCTGGTTCTCAGGCAGAGGTGCTGATGCCAACGGCAAAAGGCGATTACAATGACCATAAGCAAACGCTGGTAAGCGAGGAGATAGAAGGCGAAGTGTTGCCAGCACTGCAAAGCATCAACGTGCCAGCCAGTTACGATTTCCAGAAAAGCGCCAACGGTCGTTACATGAACACCAAAGAAAACATCAGAGGTGTGCTGTTGGTAAACCAGATTGATGTCAGGTACAACGTCATCAAAAAGCGCATGGAGATCGCCGTGCCAAACTCCGACTTCATTCAGGATATGCAAGACGAAAGCGCACTCATTGAAATCGAAGATCGCTGCATCGAGATGGGTATGCCGCATAATCGGGTCAGGGATTGCCTCAAACTCTTAGCGAGTGAATACAACCCTGTGAAGGAATGGATTGACAGCCGACCGTGGGATGGAAAGATGCGACTGCCACTTTTTCTCGACACGGTTGAGAGCGATAACTCTGATCTGAAAGAAATGCTAATGAAAAAGTGGATGCTTTCATCGATTGCAGCAGCTTATGAACCAGACGGTGTAGCACTGGAGGGCATACTTATATTCCAAGGGCCGCAAGGCATGGGCAAGACGCTTTGGTTTAAAAAGCTATGCCCAGCGAAGGAAGATTGGCTTTTGGAAGGTGCCACGATCAACCCAGCCGATAAAGACAGCGTGAAGCAAGCGGTCAGCCACTGGATCGTTGAAGCTGGCGAAGTGGAATCAACTTTTAAGAAAGCCGACATTGATCAACTAAAGGCGTTCATTACGCGCAAAAGTGATGAACTCAGATTGCCATACGACAGAGCTTTTACAACGTACAAACGGCGCACCAGTTTCTTTGCCAGCGTCAACCAGCGAGAGTTCTTGGTCGATACAAGTGGAAACAGGCGGTTCTGGGTTGTGCCTGTGAAGGCAATCGATAATAAGCATCAACTCAATATGCAACAAGTCTGGGCAGAGGTGAAAGAGACTTTATATGTCGAGGGTGAGCGCAACTGGTTCCTCAATGCGGAAGAAAGGGCGTTGTTGAACGAAGCCAACGAAATGCACAGGACGCAAAGCAGCGTGGAGGATCTTATCCTTGAACACGTAAACTTCGACAGCAATCTCACTGAGCCAGTTCAAATGACAAAGCTGTTGCGTGATCTTGGGATAGCTAATCCACGGATGCCAGACTTCAAAGAAGCGGCACGCACGTTAGCTGATTATGGCGTTGAAGCACGGCGAACTGGTGGCAGAAAAATCTACGATATCGACTATAAGCCTATCGAAAACGATGATAATGTGGGGGATAAATTCAGTGAGAGAAACTGGTAAAGAGTGTGGCATTTGGGGAAAAAGTGGGCTGCGTGTTGATATGCTGGCGGCATATAAAACGACTCCCAAACTTGCACAAATGTGCAGTATTGATAAATGCCGCACTATGCACACCTTCGATATTGACGTAAGCCATTGATCTATATGGTAATGTTGATCAGTGGGTGGTAGTAGTATATTATTTTAAAGTATGTTTTATTATTAGTATAAGATGATGTATTTATAGTTTATATAAGGTATAAATAGGGTTTTCAAACACTATACACACCTAACACACCTCACACTGCTGGTTTTTATATGGCGCAAAAGAACAAAGTTGGTAGACCGAAGAAGATGCACACGAAGCTGGTGAACGTGCCAGATTTTAATGCAGACGAAGAGTTTGGTTTGACTGAAATGCAGAGTGCTTTCGTTTGGCATTACACTGAGGGCGCTTGCGGTCAGACAGAAGCTGCGCGAAGAGCAGGCTTCAGCTTTCCTTCGCAAGCGGCAACCAAGATGTTGAATGGAAAAGATCAACCGCACGTTACGAGAGCGATACGGATTGCCCAAGATGAACTGCGTGAGAAGTATGCGATTACGCCTCAGAAAACTGGCACGATGTTATGGAAGATTGCGGAGACTGCATTTGAAGCAGGCGCATATAATGCCAGTGTGTCAGCTATCAAGGAACTGAACCAACTGGCAGGGCTGAACATTCATCGCAGTCAATCGCTAAACATAAACGCAAACATCGACAAAATGAGCAAGGAAGACATCACAAACAGACTGAGCGAACTGCTTGGCTTAAAGGATGAAATGGAAGACAAAGATCACTGAAATCTGCCTTGCTCTTCTGGTTTTTGTCGGATTGTGTAAGAACTTGCAAAAGAGCTTTTCTTTTGCCGCCGCCCCCAAAATCTGGGGAAAATCCTCCCGATTTGCGTAAGTCATTGATTCAGAAAGGGTTTTTGCGTAAAACGCAAGATTTTTTACCGATGCGTGTTGCGTGCGCGTGTCCACAGGGGTCACATGGGACTCCTTGGGGTCAAAAAAACCAGTAGAAACAAGGGGTTAGGGGGGTGCCCCATACCCCCCTGTGAGCGCAGGCGCGGCGACTGTATAGCTATAGCTGAGTTTTGCTCAGAAAATCATGTAAAAAACTCAACAAGAAAGGTATGATTCCTGCCCATGCGATGTTACCACTGCAATAGTGAGGTCGAGTGGGTTGATAATGCGGATTTTCAGGATGAAGGCGAAGGAACCTTCTTGGTCAGATTTTTTTCCTGCCCAAATTGCCGCGCTTACCACTTTGTTTGCCTCCCAATCGATGATGAGGAGTAAGCATGGTTGATTCACGGAACAAAGGCGCAAAATTTGAGCTTCAAATCTGCAAGCGAATCAACGAATTCCTGCAAGATCGCCGCTCTTCAGTTCGCGTCAAGCGAAATCTTGAGCAATATCAGGTTTCAAACCAGTGTGATATCGATCTACCCAACTATTCCATTGAATGCAAAGCGTACAAGGACGGCTGCTGGTATCAGGAGGCTTGGTGGATTCAATGTGTTGACTCCTGCGGCGACAAAACGCCAGTTTTGATCTTCAAATTTAACAACAAACCCATCCGCGCTGTGGTCCCATTGTATTTCGTGAACCCCAGCCTTGAGAAAGACAACTACCGTACAGTTGTGATGACGCTTGAAGAGTGGTTTAATTGTCTTGATCTCGATGAAGAGCTTTATTTTCCCCAGCTTGAGGAAATCGCGTGAAGGATATCGACATTTTCGCATACAACCTTGGAGGCTCTGTCGCTCCACTGATGCGAGATCCTCAACCTGAAGCTGATCCGATCAATATCTCTCCAGCGCAACTCGCCAACCTCACTGGTGGCTTTGCTACTGGTTCTGGCATAGCGGATATCTTTGGTGAGTACCCAGCTTTCCCCACTAACCCCGAAATGACCGTTGCTGAGATGACTGCTGGCCCCAGAGGTCCATCATTATTGGAGAATATCCGCAATCGTGAGCTTTTAGACGCTGGGTTGCAAGTTGCTGGCGGAATTGGCGATCTCTTTCCACCAGCGATGGCTGCAATTGCTCCGATGAGGGCAGCTAGGGCGGCAAGCAAAGCTGAAAAGATCGCAGAGCTACGCAAAGAGGCAAACAAAGCAAGGTTTGGTGATGATTTTCAAGAGCCAAGCGAAAGAATTCAAAGAGCTTCAAGACTTGGTTTCAATATGGCACCAGAAGGCAGGCTCTACCATGCCAGCAAGCAAGATATAACTGAATTAAAATCTTTTTATCCTGATGGAATGATATACACAACGCCTGATCCAGAGTTTGCTGAAAACTGGCTTGGCAAAGGCAAGTTTCGGGAAAGGCAAGATGGTGTATCAGTTAAAAAAGAAAAAGAAAGGAAAAAAAAATTAGACGATGAATTTGAAGAAAAAGCTAAAGGACTTTCGGAAGATGAAATTCTGAAACTTTACGATGAAGAATACGATAAAAAATTTCAAGAAATTGCTCAAAACATACGTGATGCAGATAAAGTAATTTACCCCCTTGTATCCAAAACCAAAAAACCTTTTGTGCCGCACAAAGATGTAGATGTTCTGGAAGAATTTTTTGGCAGTGAAAAAATGAGTGAGCCTTTCAGCCCAGCGGATAATATGCCGACTTATAAAGATGCCTTGAAAAGCGGTAATTTTATTTTGTATGAAAACAAAGAAATGGTTGATTTTCTTAAAGGCAAAGGTTATGACTCAATGTTTCTCAGAGAGGACACCGTTACAAATCCCAAGAAAATTGCTGAGAAACCGCAAGATGTTCCTTATGAAACTTTTGCCGTATTTGATCCAAAAGACCTACGTTCTCCATTTGCCAAGTTTGATCCAGATGAAATAGAATCTCCAGACATCCTAAAGGCAGAGGGTGGAGAAGTTTCCTCTGAAGATGTCGATATCTTTGATTATTTGCCCTCTTCCACACAGCTAGCCTACTTTGGTTCCCAGCTTCTGCCCGGCTCCGCAACGATTGATGCGTCAGGTAAGATGGCTGGTATGCCGACAGGCGATGCAGACATCACTGACATATTTTCTTCAGATCCGAATTTATCTTTAGCCGAAAATATTCGTCAAGGAAATCTTGGGACAGCGGCACTGCAAGGATTAGGCGTGGCTGGCGATGTTTTGCAGGCAACGCCATTCGCTGCGGTTGGAACAGCTTTGAAAGTTCCACAAGCAACTGCCAAGACATTGAAGCTGGCGAGTAAAAGCAGTATCACCAAAAATGATTTGCTTGATGATTTTTTTGAAAAACAAGTAGCTTTGGGCGCTACGCCAAAAACTGCCAAAAGCAATACGACTCGTTATAAAAAAACCCTTACAAAGCCTGCGGTGTTTAACCGCGAAAAATTGCGACTTGAGGGTGAGATTGCCCAGTTTGATCCGTCAGCGCGTGTAATTGTCAGCCCAGAAGCGCTATCCAACAAGGTGCTTGTGCCCGTTGTTGGTGATCGTTCAGTGAGTTTGCAGGGAAGAGGTGTTGAGACAATTTCAGAGGTTAAAGGTGTTCCATTGTCAAGGGCAGTGCCGTTACAGGGTGGACCTGATTACACGATTGCAAATCAAGCTCAAGGTCGTGGCTGGGCATCGATGGAGGGAGTCGCTCAGTCAAAACAAAATAATATGATCAAGGCTGCGGAAAGAACTGGCTTGGAGCCAATTGGAGTTTATTCAGCGATGTCAAGGGAGGGAATTGACTTTTCTGCCCCTATCGCTTCAGCAATGGTGGCTCAGATACCAGCCTTGGGTTTGTCAAAGAAAGCCATTAAAGAATTTGATGATGCAGTTCGCGCTGGCGTTGGTACGAGCATCGATCCTATTCCAGATTTTGTTGGAGTCACCAGTCCTGATGTTTTCAATCAGCTTTTGGGTGAGGGTGGATTCCCAAGGAGGGGAGCAGGCGAGATTCGCAAGGCGGTTGTCCAACACATGAAAAAAGCCAAGTTCAGGGATCTCGGATTTCCTATTTATGATGATATTGTGCAAACAGCCACCAGCCCACCTTTAGCGAATATAGAATCAGGTTCCTCTGGTTATTCGATGTTTAGCGCTCAACCAGACATTGATATTTTTTCAGAGCCACTACACCAGAGTTATAACATGAGCATACCCGGCACTTACATAGGCGGTCTTCAAGAAAGTATACCTCCAGAAATCATGTTTCCAGATACGATGAAAATGCTCAGTGAATCAATTAACAAAGCTGGTCAGCCTTTTACACGCAGAGAGCAGATCGGAGCTTTGGAAAGAAAACATTTGTATGAGCCAATGACTGATGAAAAGATAGACAACATGATTCGGTACATGAATGAAAAACTTGGTACTGACTATGCACAAGGTGGCGCAGTGAACACGGACGATATTGATATCTTTGAATACAACCTTGGTGGCTCGGTTTCTGAAATGATCCGCAATCCCACTCTTGAGAGAGAGGAATTGCTCACGCCAGAGCAAGCTGCTTATCTTGCGACAGTAATGACAGTGCCCGGCTCTGGCATAGCCGACATTTCAGGCAACTTGCCTGCGATGCCAACGGCAGAGGACACCGACATTTTTGGCGGAGAGCCTTTGCCCTCACTGGCTCAGAATATTGAAAGTGGTAAGTATCTTGATGCTGCACTTCAGGCGTTAGCAGGCACAGGCGATGCTGCTGCTGCAATTCCACTTTTTGGCGGTGGTGTACGTGCTTTGCTGACAGCGCCAAGAGCAGCGCGGTTGTTGCAGTACATGCCTGATCCTGATGCGATATCTGATCTTGATCGGATGTTGCGCTCCACGCGGATAAATCCTGAAGTCAGGCAAGCGGTGAGATCGCATCCTGCGGTTACCAGAGTGGTCGCCCAGATGCACGCGATACCTGAGACCAAGTTGGCGAAAGGTTATGGAACCAAAACATACTTTGCCACGCGGCGTTTCAATATTGACGGCAGGGAAGTTGTTGGAATAGATAACGCTTTGGAGCAAATGTATGATAAACTAAAGCGGTTAGGCTGGGATGATGACCGCGTGCCGTACACTGGCACTGTGAAGGGTGGTAACAAGAATCCTGTCGCAACGATTATTCTGGGACCGCCAGCAGCTGGCAAGAGCATGATCGCCAACCCATTGGCGCGAAAGTATGATGCTGCGATCTTAGATCCTGATGAAGTCAAGAAGATCATGCCTGAGTTTGCAGAGGGTATCGGATCGAATGCCACCCATGTTGAGTCGAAAAGAATTACGCAAGATTTGCGTGACTTGATGATTGCCAACCGAAATAACATTGTGGTTCCGACTGTTGGTGCCAAGCCTGAAAAAATTTCAAGGCAGATAGCTGATTACAAGAAGGCTGGCTACAAGGTAAATCTTGTGGATGTTGCGGTGCCAGCAGATGAGGCGTTGCGGAGAATGTTGTTGCGGTTCCTTGGCAGCAATAAATTAATTCCTCCCGATTACCTGATTGATGAAGTCGGTGATTTGCCATCGCAGACTTACAATTTATTAAGACGAAGAGGAGAGGCAGACGCTTATGCGAGAATCGACAACTCCGTTGGGATTGATGTCCCTAAACCCCTCAATGAAGACACAGGCGATATCTTCACCAACGCCGAGATTCGACTACGAGTCGGCGGAAGATGAAGGTGAGATGCAAGCAAAATCTCAGCTTGATCAAGAAGCGGTTCAACGAGTGCTAAAAAGAATCCAAGCTAGGGAGCGCGGTGTACGTCCAGCTTAGATGCGATTAGACGGTATTATAAAAAAGGCGGTAAGATTTGTTTGGCTGGTAAGGCTTGGCGAAACGTACCTTTGATACATAGCCTTCTGCATATGCAAATATGGCGGCATCCAAGTATTGCAAAGATCCAAACTATGCTAAATCATTTAAGAAAAAGAGGTAGTTTTTATGCATTATACGAAAGACCTTACTGAAGTAATTGCGGGGCTAAAAAAAGCGTCTAAGTTACATGCTGCACAGGCTAAGAAGTTAGAGAAAATCAAGAAAGACCAAAGCCAACGGTATAAAAATCGTCCTGTAGCTACTAAGAAGTCGCCAAAAGCAAAGAAAAAGTAATGGGTGAGTTTAAGTAAACTCCCTACCCAGTATTTTGTCAATCATTGTTCATCCCCCTAGGTATGCCAGTCTCCCAAGACTTGAGTGTAGGATTACAAACGCCTAAACGAATCAAATAGTCTCGCATGAAGTCCATTGCATCTTCTATCGAAGAATGAAATTCACCGCGATAGACTTGTTGTTCTTCCAACTTGATAATTGGCATATAGCCGCACCCATGCACTAGCCGAAAAGTTACGTCAACATATTCCCAATATTTTATAGAGCCAAGATCAGTCCGATAAGCCATTAGTCTTCCCCCTTCATTTTTTTGACATTGAAAAACCCTTTATATTTTGGGTTATCTACCCAATAGTTTGTCAATCACTGGTTTTACGTGTTCGCTGTTGGCAACCTTCTTTGCCGCATCGATCAGGCAGTTTGCCAGTTCTTCATCTTTCATGGCTTCAGTCACCCAGACTCGCGCTGGCACTCCAGTGTCCTCCTCCGTGTTATAAAACACAGAGGAGATTGTGAGCGCCACATCTGGAGGCACCTTGTACTTGCTTTTGAAAGCCTCCAACTCTGCTGTGATAACAGCGGTTGGCATTTCGGTTACGTTAGTCATTGCTTTACTTTCCTCTTTCTGATGCCAAGCTCATGTTCCTGCTTGCGCCTCTCATTATAAGCGGTTTGTGGTTTCACAAACTCAGGTGGTATTTGCCCTAGAGCGTCAACATTCATGCGATTTATTTGAGCAATAAAATCCGCTAGATTCATCATGACGCGTGTTGATGTCATCTGGCTGTTGCAGTGGTGATGGATGTCTGCAAACACCTCTGCTTCGCTAAAGCCAAGATTCAGCAACTTTACAATTCGATCAGTCGGATCTCCAAATTCATTCAGCGGCAACTCAAAGGTCGATTGAAACTGTGTTGATTTTTCTGATCTTACGTTTAGCATTGATGAGCCAGCGGCAATCCTCACTCTTGGTTTAGAATTCGTATCGAGCATCATCTCTCTCCTTAGTCCAATTGATTTCCTACTGTTTCATCATACACACAATGGGTGTTGTTGTACACTTCTTTACACACACTGTTATACCAATACGTTATATGCATATTCCAAAACGATATAAAAGAATCTGTGTCTTTTTATGCAAAGTTGTAGACAACGACATCCAAAACCTCTATGATGACCATGTAGTGATAAAGGAGATAGACATGACTTGACGAAGGTAAACCCCAACAAACCGCACCGCCTCACCTGTGTTGAGGTAAAAAGAAGCGTGCTATGGGGTCGGTGATGAACACAGGTGCCAAATCGCAAAGGTGGTAGACCCACGCTCCGATAAGGCAATGACAGGAGGGGCTGGCCTCCTTAAAAAGGTGGAGAGACAAGGAAAAAAATCGCCCCCCTTTTCGGGGGGCAAAGGAGAAGAAAGATGATAAAGATTACTTATTACGATGTTGAACAGTGGGTTCCCAATAGCCTTGAAGGTATAGGCGTGTGGGGTTGGGTTAGCAGCACGCACAACGACAGAATTAGGGATCGCGCTGAAGCTGAAGCCAAAATGCTTAAAGATAAATCGACATGGGAAGAGTACCTAGCTGAAGAGTGTGAGCGTGTGACGGATTCAGGTTCTGAGGAGGAGAAGGATCATGTTGCCAAACTTCTGGCTAACGTAAAGTTCCGAATTACAGAGGTAGTTAAGAACTTCACTCACGCCTCCATGTACGGTTGGACTGATGTTCACGCATACGAAATTGTAAAAGTTGTCAGCGACAAAACTTTGGAGGTTCGCAAGATGACAACTGAACACGACATAAGTCACTTGGAACAGATAGCTGGAGGATTTTGCGGTCACGTTGTCAATCAGCGTAATCAAAAAGTGACTTACGAAAGTAATCCAATGTCACCAGTGATTAGGATTAGGCGCAAGAAAAATAATCCAGAGGCTTGGACTTACAACGGCAAGAGATTCGCTTTGGAGACTAGGCCATACGCTTTCTACGATTACAATTTTTAGTAAAGAATTCTACCGCCCCCTTCGGGGGGCAAGGAGAGTCAGGATGTACATACTGATAGTTAAAGGCAAGATCAAAGGCAGTGGCACGCGAGATCAGATGTTGTTGCGATCAAAGATGCTGACTACCAAAGATTGGTACTTGGCAAATCTCAATGAGAATTTTCTCTGTGAAGCAGACAAAGTTGAGATCAAAAATAGTTTTACGGCAGAGGATGATGCTCTGCTGGAAGAATTGGGGTTGACATGAAGATCACTGGGAAACGTCCATCTACTGTCAAGGCAGGATCGTTCAACTTGATCAAGAAGTTTGCGAAGAAGTGCTTGCGTGAGCTTTCCAAGAAGGAGCATGAGTTGAATATTCCTTATGCCAAGGCGGTGATGAATTTGAGTGCCAGCAGTTCGCCTTTTGGAAATTATGGGCGAGGCGGTCAGAAGGGCATCTGGATAAACGTCTATCACTTTGAGAGGGGTGAAGGTTTCTGCTGGGAGTACGCCAGCTACCGAAAAGATCCTGTCATCGGAGAATGCAATTTCGGAAATCCAGAGCAAGCCTTGTTTGGTTTGGTGGCTCACGAAATGTCACACCACGTTCAGTACGCCTACTGCCCAAACACGCGGATGTACAAAAGCAAGTATCGAAAACCGCATGGCGAATGCTTTCAAGACCTATATCGCATCTTGCGAAGCAGATTAGTGAATGTTTTTTAATGTTCTTTTGTGCAAAGTGTTGCAATACGACACCCTGCGTGCTAAGATAACCATGTAATTGATTGAGAAAGGAGAGAGAAAATGAGTTGTTATTTGATGAATGTTGGAGATATTGCCACGATTGCAAAGCAAGTAACACGCGCTCGTTACGGTAGTGGTCTTAGCTATTATAACTTGGTGACGAAAAAAGAGGTGACTTTCGATAGCGTTGCCGATCTTGCCAAAAGTCTGGCGCTTGCAAACATCGCAAGTTGTGAGGCTCGATACCCTAATTATGGCGTTGCTGGTGGCTTCTTGAACGATGAAAATGAGGTTGAATCTTTTATTAAAGAAGTTGTTGTTCAAGCAAAGACCCTCTTTCGCTCTTATAAAAAGCCTTTGAAGATGGTCGATCTGATTAAAAGGTACGAGTATCAGGCGTGTGAGGTTTCCGATTGGGTAAAGACAGATATCTATTGGGTATTGCAGAGCATCAAAAATAATTTGCTCTTGGAAGCAATAAGGGACATGGAAGAAGAGGAGGAGGCAGCATGACAAAAGAAGAAGCACGAAAGATTGTTGGGCGAAGTTGCCACGGAGTGTTTTTGCGAAATATGCACAAAGCACTTTCGATGTGCCGATGGCTCAACACGGCGGAAGAAGAGTTGCGCCTCAAAGCGGCGTGTAAATTGTTGAGGAAAAAGTATGTGGAGGTTACATGAAAGTTCCGACTCGCATTACTCCAAGCTGGCTTGATGGCAAAGGCTATGAGTTGCGCCTGATTTATGCTGATGGCTTGCGCCCTGCGCTCATCACCAAAGTGGGCCGCAAGAACGTGAAGGCTTATACCTTCAAGCAGTTTGCCAACAAGAGCAGTTCGATCTACAAGCCTGCGAAGGTCACGATGCAGGAGTATCGAAATGCTCAGCCACTGGTTTACGAAAAGCGCAAGTGGAAGGTGGCGGCATGAAGCAAGATGATCTTGAGCGCATGGCAGAGAGGGCGGCTGATGCCGTCCTCTTCCTGTTCGCCGTGCCAACTTTTGTGATGCTGATGATTCTTGTTATGGCTTGCGCGTGAGAGGTGGAGCATGATTGATCTTGAAAATCACAGACCAAAGGGCGGTAAGTTACAACAAGGAGAGCGCACGCGAGTTTTGGAGTCGAGCATTGATCGAAGGCTCATTGAAGTACGCAAGTTGATGCCAAATGTCACGCGAGAGTATTTGAAGAGTCTGATGATGCAAGATGACAACATCGAGACATTTTTCAACAACATTTATGTGGCTTACGTTTATCGCGGAAGCGCCGCAGATTGCATGATTCATGTTCCAGAACTCAAAGGCAGATGCGCTTGGATTTCCATGAAGAGGAAAGACAAAAGACCGATGAACAATTGGCAGGATATGCAAACAATCAAAAATGCGCTAGTCGGCATTGAATGGGATGCGATTCAAATTTATCCACGCGAATCGAGGATGGTGAATCTTGCTAATCAATATCATTTGATTTGTTTTCCAGAGGACTATTATTTACCCTTTGGTTGGATAAACAGAATGGTGGATGTTGAAAATAAAATTGGTGGCGAAGGCACAACTGGACAGGAATTCAGAGGTTATCAAACAATGGAGTCAAGTGTATGAAACAATTTACATTCCAGTGGTGGTTCAAATACTTCAAAAACGCTGGTTATTCTGACATCGAAGCCAAGCAGAAAGCGCGTCATGCGGTGAGAAATAAACTGTGAAGTTTCATCCGCAGAAGGTTACAATCGAAACGATTGACTTCGATGCGTTGCCACCCCCAAGCATTTCAGATCCTGATTTTTGCGATGCTCACGATGAAAGGTTGTTGGAGGGCAAGTGCGAAGTATGCCAAGCGATTTTCAAGGAGAACGGCTATGGCGGAAGAAAAAGAAAATAAGGTCATCGCTTGGATTCGCGTGGTTGCTGTTACGACTGAAGATCCCGAAACGATTTGCAATTCAATCGAAGATGCAATGGATTGTGTCTTTGATCGATCTCACACAAGCACCACTCTCAACATCCTGCGCGATTGGTCAGAGATGCCTTTCTCCGAAACCATGCATTAAAAACCCCTGCTTATTCCTTTTTATTCTATGTAAAAGTTTGCAATTCGACACCCATTGTGGCATTATAATCCTGTTGTTAATTGATGGAGGTATCGTGATGGACTATGTTGAAAAATGCGGTAAGTGCGGTGGCAGTGGACATCTTTCGCATTACGGTCATTGGTACAACGGTGTTTGTTTCGGGTGTAGAGGCAGCGGCACGAAGTCTTTCAAGACTTCTCCAGAGGCACGCGCCAAGGCTAGGGAGCGTTACGCTAAGAAAGCTGAAGCCAAGCGCATCGCAGAGGAAGCGAAGCGTGCGGAGGAGGCTGCAAAGGAGGCAGAGCGCAAAGCTGAGTTGGAGGCAAAGTGGGCGGCAGAGCTTGAAGCCGCAGAGCCAGTGCCAACTGGACGCATCGATGTGTCTGGAAAGGTTCTTTCTTACAAGTATCAAGAGTCTATGTACGGCTCAACGCTCAAGATGCTTGTGAAAGATGAGCGTGGCTTCAAGCTCTGGGGAACAGTGCCTAGCTCGATTTACGAAGTGGAGCGTGGTGACATGGTTAGCTTCACCGCGACAGTGGAGCCTAGCAAGGATGATGACAAGTTTGGTTTTTTCAAGCGTCCTAGCAAGGCAGTTTTTATTGAAAACTTAGAGGAGGTGGCGTGATGAACATTAAAGAAGCGGCGAAACAGTTTGTTGAGGCACACAAGCCTGACACGCTAGACGTTGATCACTTGTCAATTGGATATGGCAGTGTCGAAGGGTATCTTGAGGCTGAAGGTCAGCCAGCGAGTGATTGTGGTGAACGATATATTGAGATCAGTTCTCACGATTCAATGACCAGCAATCCAATCATCGTAAGCTGGTATGAAGAGGCATGGCAAATCGCGTTCTACCGTAAAGCCGCAGAGGATCGCGTTTCTCGACAAGATCATGAGCCAGAAATCTGGTTCGATCCCGATTTTGATGAGGCCATACGACAAGCGGTAGAACTTTATGCGGACGGCGTGTTTGATCTCTCAGTGACTCGTTTTGAGGACGGCGTTGCTGTCGAGATCGAACCTATTGAAGACTACATTGATACAGCGGCATCACTTCCCAAGTTTACGTACAATCAAATGCTGCAAGATGCTCGACTTTTAGCACGGCAATCGGGTGTGCAAATCAGACGAGCGGAAGGAGAAGTCAACGGCAAGGCTGCGTATGAGTTTGTCAACGCCAAAACAAAAGAAGTGATCAGTCTGGGCAGTCACAACGTCTTTAACGCAAGTATGCTTTATGAAAATGTTTTGGCTGGTAATCTTGAAGGGGTGACAGCGAAGGAGGTGGCGTGATGACAAAAGCGCAGGAAAAGAAAGTGTTTTACAATCGCGTGCGGAGAGCGTGCGCGAAGCATGGCGTTGACATTGTTTATGATGGGGTGCCTAAAAACTATGTGGGGGTGGAGCTAATCAAAGATGGCAAGGTATTGGCAGATGATTGGGCATCAGATTACTTTCCACTGAATATCAACTGGAAGCGTATCTATGAAGAGATTGAACAGCAGGGTATCAGGGGAGGTCATTCGTGATTACACCGATCAAGCAAGTCAATAACATCTATGGTTATGTGCGTGTCAGCACGCGAGAACAGGTTCGCTCTGGCGTTTCTGTCGAAGTGCAACAACGCCAGATCAGCGCCTTTGTGCAGCAAAAGTACAATCGCCCAGTTGACCAGTTCTTTATTGACGATGGCGTAAGCGGCACGCGCCCAATTCTTGAGCGTCCTGCCAGTAAGGATCTTACTGACGTTATTGATCGATTCGATGTGGTTGTTGCGACCAAGCTGGATCGACTGTCGCGTTCAAGTGCGGATCTGCTGTCAATGATTCCGACTTTGCAGGACATTGGTATATCGCTCTATTTCTCTGAGCAGTTTGGTGAGATGCCGATTGTCTACCCGAAAGCTGAAAAGAAGAAAGGTTTGCGAAGCAAGTTCGATATGAATGAGATGGCAAACCAGATTATGTTGATGGTTTTGTCAGCAGTTTCTGAGATCGAACACGCTACTATAAAAGACCGATTTGGCGATGGCAAGGTTGATTGGGCAGAGCGTGGTTATTTTATTGGTGGCAAGCCACCCTACGGATTTCGTGGCGTAACAGAGTGGCACGGCAATAAAAAGCGTGTCAGGCTTGAGCCGATTGAGGAAGAGCAGAAAATTCTAAAAACAATACATCGATTAGCTGATCGTGGTCTAGGTCCACGAAAGATTGCAAATCAGGTTAATTCACTTCACAACGATGCAAATATCAATTATTCTAAGGTGCGAAGAATTCTGAACAGAAAGTTTCAGGGTATACCAGAAGCCGCTTAAAGGATAATTATGTCTTCAGTTACAGGGTGGAGTCGGGGAACTTGGGGTTCTGGCCCTTGGGGTGGCGCGGAAGGTGTGTCTGTCTCAGGGCTGGCAATGACCTCTGCCCTTGGCACACCAAGCCTTGTGACAGCTAATTTTTTTAATATTACTGGAGTCGGTGCAACCTTTGGCATCGGCTCTACTACATTCAACAGTGCATTGAACGTCACGCCTACTGGGGTTGCGATAACCTCTGGCGTGGGTTTTTGTAATGTGTACGAACAGATTGATACTTCACAAACACCGAATTATACTGATATTCTTACCTCTTGAGAGGATGACAAATGGCTACTTATGTAAATGATTTACGGCTCACAGAACTTGCCACTGGCGAAGGTTCAGGAACGTGGGGAACCACGACCAACACGAATTTGGAGTTGATCGGGGAGGCGCTTGGGTTTGGCACACAAGATTGCTTTAGCTCAAATGCTAACGCAACAACCACGGTTGCTGATGGTGCGGCTGATCCTGCAAGAGCAATATATTTCAAAGTGACAAGCTCTGCTACGCTTGACGCAACTAGAGAACTGACGATTGCACCGAATACGGTTAGCCGACTGATGTTTATTGAGAACGCTACAACTGGTTCGCAGATTATAACGATCAAACAAGGCTCTGGCGCGACTGTCAATATTGCCAATGGCGCAGTCAAGGCAGTATATCTCGATGGCGCTGGATCGGGTGCCGCAGTTGCTGATGCACTGGTTGATCTTGATTTGACAGGCACCACAACGGCGGCGGCATTGACAGCATCTGGCGTAATCACAGGCTCAACCGTTGAAGCCACAGGCGACACTGCGGCTGGCGACAATGCGGCAATGGGCTACACTGCCGCTGAAGGTTTGATACTGACGGGTCAAGGCTCAACAAACGATGTCACCATCAAGAACGATGCAGATGCTGATGTTCTTGAGATTCCTACCGGAACGACAAATGTCGCTATCGTTGGAACGCTTGATGTGGCGGGTGGCTCAACAAATGGAGTAGCCATTAGTCAGGGTGCAATTAAAATAAAAAATGGTGGAGCGCAGTCTTACATTGACTTTTATTGCGAAAGCTCAAACGCTCACTATGCAAGAATATTAGCCCCTGCACATAGCGCATTTAGCGGCAACATCACGCTTACACTGCCAGCCACTACAGATACCTTGGTTGGCAAGACAACGACCGACACCCTAACCAATAAAACTCTCACGACACCAACTCTAACAACTCCTATCGCAAATGCAGGGTTGCAGTTAAAAAATGGTGCGACAAGTGCAGGATTTATTGAGTTCTTCGAAGACAGTGATAATGGTACAAACAAAGTTACATTAATTGGTCCAGCAAGCACCTCAGATATAACACTAACCTTGCCTAGCTCTGATGGTGATGACGGTCAGGTGTTAACGACGGATGGGAATGGCGTGTTATCTTTTGCGACTGTTGGGGGAGCTTATAATTCATGGCTGGTAAAAACAAGTGCGTATACAGCTTTAGCAGGAGATCAGATAATTGTAAATAGTTCTAGTGCCGTTACAATTACTTTACCCGCTAGTGCTAGCGCAGGAAATACTGTAACCCTCAAAAATGTTGGAAATGGGTTAGTTACTGTCGGTCGTAATTCGCAAAACATTGATTCGGTGGCAGCAGATGGTAGTTTACCAAAAGGTAATGCCGTGCAACTTGTTTTTGTTGATTCGACTATAGGTTTCGTTAGTCTTTAAAGGAGATTAAATAATGGCTGTTATACTAGGTGGTAAACAATATAACAAAGATCCAAGAACTTTGTTAAGAACAAGTCATAGAAAGACATCTATTCTTTACTATGTTGACGGAACTGATGTTAATTCAAATAGTGCTACATTCTGGGGAGCTAATGCTCTTTTTCATGATGGTTTAACCACTAGTACTTATTCCGCACAAACAATAAAACAAATTGTAAGTATTAGTGGATCATCTGGGTTTTTTTATGGAGCAATTTCTCCTCAACAATATAATGTAGCTGGATTTGTTACTTGGACTATTGTTGTTGATGGAGTTACAAGCACTATTGTACAAGGACAAGGAACAAAAGATGATGAAGATGCTAGATTTACTTTAGGTTCTATGTTTAATAATTTTAAATCTTCAGCCACATCTTTTTCGCGAGGGATGCCGGGTGGGTTAAATCTTGCAGATAATGATCCTGCTTGGGACGATGCTCATGGAAGTATCAATTTAAACTATGGCAGCAGTTCTAATTATAGTTATGTGGGTTTGCCAGACATGGTTGGTGATGACGATCAAAAAGTATTTTTTGCAAATAGTCTTGTCGTGAGCTGTACACCAGATCTTGCCCCGTCAACTGGTAGTACTTACGATATGTACTCAGGTGTAGTATATAAACTGCTTTAAAGGAGAAAAACATGTCTAACACAGACAATGAAAGTATTTTAATTACAAAAACTTTGCCAAATGGGGCTGTTATTATTTGTGAAGATAAAGATAAACGGACTCCACTTACTGATGCTGAAATAAAAACAGATGCAGAAAATTTAGCTAGGTCTTGGCGAGATTCTGAACTTAGAGAATCTGATTGGATTGTTCCTACTTCAGATCATCCTCAACACGCAGCTTATATAACGTATCGTAAGGCACTAAGAGACTGGCCCAGCACTTCTGATTTTCCCGACACTAGACCTACGTTAGGATAGAGACATGGAAATCAAGTTATCTAGTCTGATGAACCTCGCTCCAGCTTTGCTAGTCGGGGCTGGTTTGATCGCAAGCTACACTACGCTTGAAGCACAGTCTCAAGAAAACGCAGAGGACATCAGTGAACTTTCTGAACAGGTTGATGAGATCGAAGATGAGGTAAATCAGCTTAAAAACCA